TTATGGTTCGATCGCCGTTTTGAGCCGTTGTGTTGCTACATCAAAATAATGATCACTGGTTTCTATACCAATAAATTTGCGTCCTGCTTTCAGTGCTGCAATACCCGTTGTCCCTGACCCCATAAAAGGATCAAGGACTGTTCCGCCTCTATTCGCAGTCCTGACCAGCTCCGCCATTAACTCTTCTGGTTTTCCGGTCGGATGCAGTTTCTTTGACGGGATAACCGGGAACGTCATGCAGCCGTCGAACGGTCCCGAAGGCGATTTACCTAAATGGCCTTTACTGCCCCAGACGATGTATTCGCACTGATGCCGGAAATACCCGGTATGGGGTGTTCGTGACCCCCTCCCTTTGTTCCACGCAATGATTCCACGCCATGTAAAGCCGCTGGCCTGAAACGCATCGGTTAAAGCAGGCAGTTGCCGCCAGTCAGTAAACACCAGGGCATAACCGCCCGGCCTGACTGCGCGGTATGCCTGTGCCATCCATAATTGTGTCCAGTAAGCCCACGAACGGGCATCCATATTTTCACCCGCAAATCCATCAAAGCGGTGAAGGCTCTCGCCGTTCAGATATTTTGCGTGGCTGCCCTGGTTGGTGCGTCCGGCCTTGTGTGTTGCCCCTGAGCTGTAAGGCGGATCAGTGATTAAGGCATCAATGCTTTCTGGCTCAATCAGCGGCAATATTTCCAGTGCATTCCCACAGCAGAGCGTGGCATTGTCAGTCTGGTAAATCTTAGTGTATTCCGGGGTATGGGCTGTTTTGTGCTGGATTGCGATCCCCACGGTCATAGCTCCTCATGTGTGTGGGGGGCTCGATGGCTCTCGTTACCTGGTTAAGGGTTTTGCAACGCGGACATTTTATTTCAATGTGGTGAAATGAGGCGCGGGCAAGTAATTTATAGCAATTTTTGCATCGTATATTTTGCATCATCTGCGGCACCTCTTATGTGGTTACTGCTGCCGATATGATAACAAATTGATTTGTTATGCCTATTGCTTACGGATGGTGCCCTCATTTGTGAGGGTACCAAAAAGAAAACCCGCAGTATTTACGCTGCGGGTTTTCTTGTTTGTGTCCATGGGATAGGGTGCCACTTCGGCCAGCCTTAGCAACCGATTGACGGGGGATTGCTCCCCCGTCGCGGTTTCCTTACTGCTTACACTGTAAGAACGCCGCAAACTCCGCTCCCCAGAAGCTCATCCGTATTTCACACAGCGAACCGTGCAGCATCCAGATGATGAGGATTACCGTCACGCAGAACGTGATGGCTATCAGCGATTTTTGCGACATAGCGCTTGCTCCTTTTTTGTGGAGGCGCTAACCTATCACTTGCTAAGGTTAGATGGTCAGGGCCTCGGTTAAACAGAGATGTTTTCCGGGGCCTTTCCACATCCGGCCTTTGGGTATTCCCTCCAGCCATTAGCCGAAAGGCACCCGCGCGTAATCTATCGCTTTTTTGTTACTCCGGCAATTCTGCCTGTTAATTTTGAGGCAAAGGCAAACTCATCTGATTGTTTCCCCTGTGTGAAGCTGGCAGCTCATGCCACGGGATACCTTCTGAAGAGTGAACGCCGGAGGCGTGTTTCGATGTGAATTTATGGAAAGCTTCCAGTGTTGAGAAGCATACGCCGCATTCTAGATTGTTACACTGGTAATACTTTTGCCGCACGGTGTTTGAATCATTTTCAGGACGACTGGTGCGGATACGGGCAGATGCGCGGCAAAGCGGACAACGGAACATAGCGACCTCCCTTAACGTAGTGCAGGGGCTATTCTAAGTTGTTCTGGCTCATACTCCAACAGCCAGTCCGTTTCGAGCGAAAAGCGGTGATTTAACTCTTGAAGAAATAGGCTTTGATAAGATTTATCCAAAGCCTGTAAATGATTGGAATGTTTTTTATCCTGTCATCTATTTTGGGAAAAGATCAGGAAATAGTTATGCACTTATAGATTTACTATAGCATTGTATTATTTGAGTACACCCTCATGTTTTGATTTGTGCGCTAATAGAACTTTTCTGTCTTTTCTTCTGCTCTTGAATGTATGTCTGCACCATTTCTGTTATGGTTGAAAATGCACTATGTTCTTCTATAGTTATTTTTAATTTAAATGTTTTAATGACCGGATTGGTAAGGTTATTTGCATCAACTCTCACCTCAATTGCACCATTCACTTTCTTTGGTTTGTTGGCTGTATATACGAACAACGGGAATATTTCTTCTTTGACTTGATGACGCCACTCTTCGCATTCCAGCGATACAACTTGAACTGGCACATTTCTCTTTTCTTTATAATAAAAATCGTTTTTATCCCTTTCTGTTGGAGTAAGAGATAACAAAGGACCAATTTCTTTTGAAATTATACTGGATAGCGGTGTTTCCAAAGCTCCCCAAGCGTAAGGCATTCTTTCTGTTACGCCACATACACTACGCCATTTTCCTTTGGGTGCGGTAGGGGCTGAAGGTAGGTCAATCCTTTTGCTTTCAGTCAGCTCTTCCATTATCTCCCAATTAAATCCACACAGACGAAAATCTCCTTTTGCTGTAAATGTTACCACAGCACGTTCAGCGATAGTATAACCTGTGTTTTGTAATAAAAACGACAGCGGGTATTTTATTGCCTTCGGATTAATATGAGTATGACAGTTTTTCAGTATTTCTTCACACTGCTTTTTCCAAAGTGGATAATGTTTTTCTTTATAAAGAGAAATATCATCTGCTGATACAGGGAAATACTCCTGTTGACTAAATGACTTGATGATTTTTTCTAGTGATTGTGGGGTAGTTTGTTCATTGTCAAAGTTTGTAACCAATGGGAATGCATCCGTTAGTTGACAAAGCAAATTATCAACTTCATATTCAGATAAAGCTGTATAATAAGGAAGTACAATATTTAATTGCTCGTCATCGGCTGCTTTAATGCTGAAATCGGGCATAGACTGAGTGAATTGCTTCAGCTTAGCTTCCAGCAATTTAATTTGTTTATCCTTTTCATCTGGCTCAGCAGGAAGCAACCATGAAGAAGGCACTTTATAGCAGATTATATTATGTTTTATTGCTGAAAAACGTGGACCGCTATCATTGGTAATGATTGCCACCTCCGAATCTGGATCGTCAGCGCAATACCCTGCCGCAATACCAACAAAACGATCGTCGGCCTCCTGATAATCCAATTGTTCAGATAACTGTTCACATGGTTTCAGGCTTAGATCCATGGTAAGAAAAACTCGCGGCGAGCGTTCACGAATAACAAGAGTCATGTCAGTTGAATCAACTACTTGATTAAATAGGCTAGCAGCCTTCCTTGCTTTTTTGGATAGGCGGGAATTACCTTGCCCTTTCTGGCGGTCAATCTCTTGCTGAATGGGCCTTGTAATAATGATACATACTTCATCACAAGCAGTAATCTCGGAAAAATTTACCTGCGTCAAGGCCTTGCATTGTAGAAAAATGTTTGAGTCTGGGAATAAATACAGCTTTTTGTTCATTCAAACCTCAACTATGTCAATGGTGTTAGATTAATATAATAATAGTTATCAATTGGTTATCAAAGCATGATTCTTACCACCCCTGATGTCAGGTAGAAAAACACCATATGTTTCTGCTCTGTTTTTCCTTAGAAATAGGCATCCTTGCTGGAACAAAGCGAGCAGCTATATTGACTCTATGTTGTGAGTGTGTTGATCCGTTCTGAGTTAATACATTTAAGTTGCTCACTCTGTTTCTGCTATCCATTCCGGGATTTTTGCTTCAAGCTCAAGCTGCGTGATAAAACCACTGCCATCAATGGTGTGCTCGGCTTTTGCGATAATCCAGTCCTGATTGTCGATGTCGCTTTTGAAGCCTGCCACTGTGCCATGCATTTCGGGATAGAGTTCTGCACGTCCACGCGCCAGCGTGATGGAGAATAATGCGGCTCCGCGTTGTAGCTGCTGCCACTTTGCCGCCGCTGCGCGTCTTGCTGCCTGCTCGTTCTGATAAGTCTTGCGTAACACAAACACGTTGCCTTCCGCGCCTGCCATATAGTCGCCTTCCCGGCTGCTGCTTTTCTCCTTTTTCGGTTTGCGGCGTTTCACGCTGACTTTTTTCTTTTTCCCGTAATTAAGATCAAGCCAGTAGGCGCGTACACCTGTATACGCCTCGCGGTCAGCAATGCGAAACTGATGGCGATCGCCGCTGCTGCGTGTGATGGCAAACGATGGCAATGGTTTTCCCTGCGCGTTCACGCCACCACCTGGCATAATGAATAACAGATTACCGCTTTTTACCGTGGTGATTGCGCCCAACATTTCCGCCATGCGTGTAAGGAAGGACATGTCGCTTTCTTCGGTCTGGTCTGCGTGGTCGATTTCGATATCCATCAGCATTTCGCTGATTTGCGGTTTCAGGCCGTATCGGTGAGCAATTGCAGACACCACGCGTTCAACGGTCACATCATGCCAGGATACTTCGCGCTTGACGTTAAATTCATCCCGAAAATCTGCGCTTCTGGCTGAAATGGTCAGTCTGTCGGGCGGTCCTTCATGAGCAATTTCATCAACAATGTAAGTGCCTTTTTCTGTCAGCGGTTCGCCTTTCCAGCCAATGAGAACCGTCAGGCGAGCGCCCCGTGGCGGCAACTGCAACTGACCATCAGCATCATCCAGCGTGATGGTGAGCTGGTCTGCTTCAAATCCCCGGTTGTCGGTCAGTGACAGGCTCATCAGGCGTTCTGCCACACCGGACAGCGTTTTCCCCTCCGCGAGAATATCAAAATCAGGCATCTTCACGGGGTCAGTACTCTGGTTGAACAGTTGCATGGTGGTGTCAATCATCGGCTCCCTCCCTGTGCAGCATGGTCGCATGTGTGTGCGGGCGGGGTTACTGCTTTTTGTTGTCGCCGGGCGGCAAGAACGGCGCAGGGATGAGATTGCGCGCGTGGTGGGTGATGATTGTTGCCGAATCATTTAACGGATACAAGGGGCTGGAACTATGAGTGAAACTCGCTTTCATGGCGCCCGCGTTACGGAAAGTACCGACCTGGTAACAGCAATTAACGACGTTGATTCCAGCGTTATCGGTATCGTGGCAACGGCGGACGATGCGGACGCGAAGCTGTTCCCGCTGAACAAGCCTGCATTAGTGACCCGCGTCAATGACGTGCTGGGAAAATGCGGGACAACGGGGACGCTGTACCGTGCGCTGAAACCCATTGCAGACCAGGTGAGCACAAAGGTGATCGTCGTTCGCGTGGCTGAACACAAAGAAGAAGACGGAAAAACACAGGATCAACTGGTTATTGGTGGTTCTGAATCCGACGGCAGCTATACGGGGATGTATGCGCTGCTTGTTGCAGAGCAGGATGAAAGCATCGGATACCGTCCGCGTATTCTGGCCGCGCCGGGGCTGGACACGGAGGCGGTGACAAAATCCCTGTGCGTGATTGCAGGTAAACTGCGCGCGTTTGTGTATGCCTCCTGTCATGGCTGTAACACGATGGCTGAAGCCATTGCATACCGTGAAAAATTCAACGAACGCGAGCTGATGCTCCTGTGGCCGGACTTCATCGCTTACAACCCGAAAAGTGGCGAGAATGAGGTTTTCCCCGCGCCAGCCTATGCGTGCGGCCTTCGTGCGTACATTGACCATGAGCAGGGCTGGCACAAATCGCTGTCCAACGTTCCGGTCAAAAATGTGCTGGGGATGTCCAGGCATGTGTTCTGGTCGTTGCAGGCTGATGACAGCGACGCCAACAGCCTCAACAACAAAGAAATCACAACCATCATTCGCCGCAACGGGTTCCGCTTCTGGGGCAACCGCACACCGGAAACGAACGCCTACATCTTTGAGGTGTATACCCGAACCGCACAGGTGCTGGCTGATTCAATTGCGGAAGCGCAGTTTGAAACCATCGACAGTCCACTGACGCCCGCGAACGTGAAGGACGTCATCAGTGGCATCAGGGCAAAACTGGATTCGCTGGTTACTGCCGGGAAACTGATTGGCGCATCGTGCTGGTATGACATCGTGGATAACAGCACCACAGAATTACGACAGGGGCGCGTGCGTATTCGCTATAAATATACGCCCATTCCTCCGCTGGAAGATGCGGAGCTTTACCAGGCGTTCACTGATGAGTTCTTTGGTCCTGCATTTGCAGTGCTTGGAGGTGCTTAATGGCCGTACCAAAACATCTTCGTTTTTTTACGCTGTTTGTGGATGGTGAAAATGAAGTGGGTAAGGTGACGTCTGTCACCCCGCCTAAACTGACGCGTAAAACCGACAGCTATCGTGGTGGTGGCATGCTGGGAGCGGTGAGTATCGACCTCGGCCTGGACGATTCCGCGCTTGATGCGAGTTTTGTCATGGGTGGCGCCGTTCGTGCGCTGTTCCTTAAATATGGCGGAACAATGGACGGCACGCTGCTGCGTTTTGCGGGTGAATACTACACCGATGCAGAAAGCGACCTGTATGAAATCGAGATGCGCGGGCGTGTGACGGAAATTGATATGGGGGAGGCCAAACAGGGCGAAGCCACGTCACACACTTACGCTGTCAAAAACACCTACTACAAGCTGAGTATTAACGATCGTCCGGTGTGGGAAATTGACCTGGCGAACCACATCTACCGGAAGGATGGCAAGGACATTGTACCCGACCGCATCCGCTCCGCGCTTGGGCTCGGCTGATAAGTAATATGCAGGCGGCGCAGTGCGTCGCCTCTGACTGAAAGGAGTTTTCTGATGAAAGAGACGAAAAACATCGATACCGAAAACACGGTAGTTACTGACACTGTGAAAGAAACCAGCGAGCGTGGCGTAAAACTTACCCAGCCAATTGAGCGAGGCGGCGAAAAAATCACGTATGTGGAGATCACCGGGGCTATTGAGCAGGCTGGATCTCTGCGAGATTTGTCGCTGTCTGATGTGCTGAATCTGAAAGCGGAAGCCATGTTTACGCTGTTGTCACGCGTGACATCACCGCGACTGGATGAAGTGACGATCAAAAAAATGGCATCCCGTGACTTTATTCAGTTATGTGTGGTTGCCGTAAATTTTTTGAGCGGTGCGGACTCTGGCGGGAAGAACGAACAGGCGACGGAAGCCTGATCACGGTTGTGTGCTTTGAGCACATAGAAGACTTTGTGGCAGATATTGCCGTTATTTTTAACTGGTCGCCCGCCGAAATCTTCATGATGACGCCCGGCGAAGTGGTTAGCTGGCGTGAGCGGGCGGCACTTCGCAGCGGGAATGCAGACAATGAAGACTCTTGACATCCGGGTCGCCTTCAGTGCTGTTGACAGGCTGACCCGGCCAGCCGAAAACGCCCGCCGCCTGATGGGACAGCTTGGTGACTCCATCCAGCGAACACAGGGGGCAATCAAAAATCTCGAGCGTCAGGCGCGTTCATTTGAGCGCGCCCGCGATGCTGTCAGTAAAGCGGATGCTGGCATCGTGAAAGCACGACGCCAGCTTAACGCCCTTCATCAGTTACAACGCACGGGTACTGTGCTCAGCGAAAAACAACAAAAGCTGATGCAGCAGTTAAGCACCCGGCTTGAACGCCTGAATGAATCGCGCACGCGGGAAATTCAGAAAATGCGGGAGCTTGGCGGAGAGCTGAAACGCCACGGCATTTCCCTGACAGGCAGCGATAACACCATTCAGCAGGCCATCAGACGCACCGAACAATACAACAACCAGCTTGAACGCGAGCGGCAGGCGCTTGCGCGTGTAACGCGGGCGCGTGAGCGGTATTCGCGCGCGCAGGAAACTGCGGGAAAACTGAAAACAGGTGGTGCGCTGGCAATTGGTGCGGCAGCGGCTGGCGGCTATGCTGCCGGGCGTTTTTTGCAGCCTGCGATCGGGTTCGGGAAAGAGATGTCCCGCGTTCAGGCACTGACGCGAATCGACAAAAACAGCCCGCAGTTTAAGGCGCTGCGTGAGCAGGCGTTAAAACTTGGCTCTGAAACACAGTTTACTGCGAGTGATGCCGCCAGTGGGCAGAGCTTTCTGGCAATGGCTGGTTTTACTCCGCAGGCCATTCAGGCCGCATTGCCCGGTGTTCTTAATATGGCGCTGGCAGGTGGCGTCGAACTCGGCGAGACGGCTGATATAGGCTCCAATATCCTCACACAGTTCAACCTGACAGCCGATCAAATGGACCGGGTTGGCGATACGCTGACAGCGGCATTCACCCGGACCAATACTGATTTACGCGCGCTGGGCGAAACCATGAAGTATACCGGTCCGGTTGCCGCAAAACTTGGTATCAGTCTTGAAGAAGCGGCGGCCATGGCCGGGATGCTTGCCAATAATGGTCTTCGCGGAAGCGATGCTGGTACGGCCATGCGCGCAAGTCTGTCCCGCCTTGCATCACCGCCAAAAGCTGCGGCTGATGCACTGAAAGAGCTGGGGGTGTCAGTTGCTGACGCCAGAGGCAAAATGCGCCCGATGGAGGATGTGCTGCTTGATCTCTATAAGGCGACACAAAAATACGGACAGGTGGACCAGGTCTCCTTCTTCAAGGACATCGCCGGAGAAGAGGCGTTCGTTGGTTTGCAGACGCTTGTTGCGGCGGCTGGTTCAGGAGAGCTGCAAAAACTGACCAGAGAATTGCAGGGGGCAAGGGGAGAGGCCGATCGCGTCGCAAAAGTAATGGCCGATAATCTTGATGGGGACCTGAAAAATCTCGACAGCGCATGGGAAGGTCTTCGTATTCGCATCAGTGATCTGGTTGACGGTCCGCTGCGTTCTGTCACGCAGTGGCTCACGCGGGTGCTTGAAAAAATCACCTCGCTGGCGCAGGCCCATCCGGTACTGACGCGCCAGCTACTGATTGCAGGCGGTGCGTTGCTGGCAATGACTGCAACGGTTGGCTCGTTGTCACTGGCTCTTGGGGTGCTTGCTGGCCCGCTGGCAAAACTGCGTCTTGGTTTTTCCCTCCTGACCGGATCAATGAATGCTGTCAGGGTCCTGCCAGCGTTGTGGGGAATGGCGTCGGGTTCCGTCTCTTTACTGGGAGGCGCTATCGGGGCGTTGTTCAGCCCGGTCGGTCTTATCGTAGCTGCGCTTGCCGGAGCTGCCGTTCTCATCTGGAAATACTGGGACCCAATCAGGGCATTTTTTTCCGGGGTGTTCAGCGGGATTATGGAGCGGCTGGCCCCGTTACGCGAAACCTTTGAACGGTTTGGCCCTGTTTTCGAACTGGTTCGTGATGGCGTGATTCAGGTCTTTAACTGGTTTACATCGCTGCTGTCACCGATGGAATCCAGCAAGGAAACGCTGGATAAATACACCAGTGCTGGCGAGGTATTCGGCAACGTTCTTGGCGGTGCGTTACAGCTTGTCCTGACGCCTGCAAAAATGCTGCTGGATACGCTGGCATGGATACTGGAAAAACTTGGTGTCCTTCCAGATGAAGCGGAAAGGGCGAGAAAGAAAATCGAAGACGCGCAGCGTGCGGCCATTCTTCAGGACAAGGTTGCTTTGCTTCAGGGGGACCTGGCAAAAATCAATCCACCGAAGTCTGCGGAAACAGGGACCGGAGGCGATAAGCCTAAAGACAACAAGCCGCTCACGGACAACAACACTGGCACGCTGCGCAGGCTCAGCAAAATTGCAGATAACACAGGCAAGCTGGTTGATGAGACGAAAAAGCGTATCGGCCCCGGTGATATTGTCTTTAAGAATTTGCCCCGTGCGCTTGCTGTTCGTGGGGAGTGGCAGGAGCGAAAGGTTGCGCAGAGCAACAAGGCTCTTCCTGCAATCAATATCACTCCCGCGCCCCCGGCTCCGTTATATCCGGCGCTGCCCCCTGTTGTTGCAGCAAGCTCCCGTCCGGTCGTGGAGGCCGCACGTGCGCCAGTTGCGCCCGTTTCCGCATCTTCCCGCAGCCGGGAGGCTGCGACCCCCGGATTTGGTGGTGAAATTCATGTCCATCTGCATAACGTTGTTACGCAGAATCCCCGCGAACTGGCGAAACTGGTCGGCGAAATGGTCAGGGCAGAACTGGAGCGGCGTACCCGTGCCGGGCGTGGCAGCTTTTATGATAAAGAGTAAGGAGTCGTGCCATGATGATGATCTACGGCATGTTTGTTTTTGAGTTGCGCACATTACCGCATCAGCAGTTACAGCAAAACAAAAGCTGGCGACATGTGAAAAACGAGCGCGTTAACCGTTCAGCAAGCTGGCAGTATATCGGTGCAGGTGATGATCGCATCGTTCTTTCCGGCGTGCTTTATCCTGAGATTACAGGCGGCGAAGTGTCGCTGTCGCTGCTGACCACGCAGGCGTATATGGGGCGCCCGTGGCCCCTGATTGATGGCGTCGGGCAGATTTACGGCATGTATGTTCTGACCGAAACGAGCACGACCCGCTCTGAACTGGATCGCTACGGGAAAGCGAAAAAGATAGAGTTTTCCCTGACCCTTGAACGCTGTGATGAGGATTTGCGGGAACGCCTGCAATCCTCAGCGTTCAGTGATATGCTGTCCGGCCTTAAAGATAAGGTGACAGCATCCCTTAACAGCGCGACCAGTTCAGTTAAAGGGTTGTTCTGATTTAATGCAAAACCGCTAATGATCAGATTAGCGGTTTTTTGTTTCCTCTGGTCTTCTCTGTTGTTCCGGTTGATTCTCCCGCGGGGTGGTAACGATAAATCGTCGATATACCAATACCGTAAATTATGGCCAGTTGTTTTCTGTCATGGCCGTTTTTAATCAGCCTTGCTATTTGCTCATGTTGCTCTTTTGTCAGTTTCGGGCGACGCCCACCAATGCGCCCCTGTGCGCGGGCTGCTGCCAGTCCTGCCCTGGTACGTTCAACTATCAGTTCGCGTTCCATTTCAGCTAAAGCCCCCATGACGTGAAAAAAGAAGCGCCCCATGGGTGTTGATGTGTCAATGCTGTCCGTCAGACTACGAAAATTGACACCTTTTTCCCGTAATTCCTCAATCAGTGTGATCAGGTGTTTCATGCTTCTGCCCAGCCTGTCCAGTTTCCAGACAACCAGCGTATCGCCTTCTGACAGTGTTCTGAGCAGTTTTTTCAATCCCGGTCTGGCTGACTTTGTTCCGCTGATTTTATCTTCAAAAATCAGTTCACATCCTGCGCTATTGAGCGCATTGCGTTGCAAATCCGTGTTCTGGTCATTTGTTGATACCCTTACATAGCCAATCAGCACGTTGAATCTCCCGCTCAAAGGCACAAATCATGCCATGTGGGCCAGAAACGACCATTATCAAAAACCTCGGTTTGCAGGAAACGGTAAATCAGGCTTCTGGTGCGTTGCAGAAAAACCAGAACGGCGCAGATATTCCAAACAAAGATAAATTTACGCAAACAATAGGTGCTTGCCGCTCTTTTCATGGTTCTATTAGCACAGGTGCAGGAAACTGGACGACGGCGCAATTTATTGAATGGCTGGAATCTCAATGGGCCTTCAATCATCCATACTGGATGTGTAAATGCTCCTGGTCATACGGCAATAATAAAATTATTACTGACACCGGATGTGGACTTATTCACCTTGCGGGTTGCGTTATTGAAGTTATGGGCAATAAAGGCGCCATGACCATTCGTATAACCACACCGAGTACCTCTAGCGGTGGTGGCACCACTAATGCACAATTTATATATATTAACCACGGTTCAGAGTATTTACCTGGCTGGCGACGTGACTACAACACGAAAAATCAGCAGGCTGCTTTTGCTTTAGGGATAACAGGCAGTAGGGTTGCAAATGATAAAGCTGTTGGCTGGAACTGGAATAGCGGTGTTTATGATGCAGACCTAAAAGGTGCATCAACATTAATTCTTCATTTCAATATGAACGCGGGTAGCTGCCCTGCTGTTCAGTTCCGCGTAAATTATAAGAACGGCGGTATTTATTATCGTTCAGCGCGTGATGGTTATGGCTTCGAGGCTGACTGGTCAGAGTTTTACACCACAACCCGAAAACCATCAGCGGCAGATGTTGGGGCATATACTAAAGCGGAATGTAATACGCGGTTTATTACAGGTATCCGATTAGGTACAAAATCATCAGCGCAAACATGGAATGGTCCTGGCTGGGGCGATAAATCTGGTTACGTTGTTACAGGTTCCGTTAACTCAAACAAAGATGAAATTATTGATACAACACAGGCAAGGCCAGTGCAATATTGTATCAATGGCACCTGGTATAATGCGGGAAGTATTTAATTATGATGCATTTAAAAAACATCAAGTCGGGAAATCCAAAAACCGTTGAACAATATGAATTAACACGACAGTTCGGTGTTGTCTGGTTGTGGTCGGAAGACGGTAAGAACTGGTATGAAGAACAGAAAAACTTTCAGGAAGATACAATAAAATTTGCTTACACTGCCGATGGAATCATTGTGGCTGTAGATAAGGATGTATCAACAATTAATCCCGAAGGTTTAAGCGTTGTTGAGGTTCCTGATATTACAGCCAATAGGCGGGTCGATATTTCTGGTAACTGGATGTTCAAAGATGGCGCAGTGATAAAGCGGGAATATACCGAAGAAGAACAGAGACAACAGGCGGAAAATGAGAAGCAAAACCTGTTACAACTCGTCAGGGATAAAACTCAGCTATGGGATTCTCAGCTACGACTTGGAATTATTTCTGCTGAGAATAAACAAAAATTGACCGAGTGGCTGCTCTACGCGCAGAAAGTAGAGTCTACGGATACCTCCGTCCTGCCAGTCACGTTCCCCGAACAACCAGAATGAGAGAAGGCCCGTTCGGGCCTTATTTTTTATTCAGGCTTTTGTGGCCATTCTGGATTTGCCGTATCCACGCGGCTGAGCAGAACGCTGTAACGCTCCCACGACTCCAGCATTTCTCGCTCAGCATCAGTAGCCATCCCCAGTTTTACGGCTCGCTCCAGTGGTAATATAAAAGATTCCGCTTCCGCCAGAAGTTTAGATTTTTGCCTCTCTGCTTGTCCTGTTAACTCTTCCTGAGTTGGCGGCTCTGGTTCCGTAACTACTGGCTGACCATATTCATTGATATTGATGGTTTTTCCTTCTGACTGCTTTTGCAAAAGATAGTTATACCATCGCTCTGATATTTCAGTAAGGTCTTCTGGCCATGAGTCATTATTCTGGTAGTCGTTTTTTAATTTATCGTCGTAAAAACCTTTCGTTGATGGGCTGTAATAAATCGTCATATTAGTAACCTATAGCTGTCCAGTACATATTGCCATTACCTTCACTGTTAAATTTTGCCCCGGTTCTGGATAGTGAGTTAACAGCAATACTGTAGTCAAATCGCCCGTGTGCGTTAGTAATTGTTATGCTTGCGCAGGCGGATGGAAAAGCCACCGGAAATGTTAATCCCGCTCCAGCGTTAGAAATATATCCCCACTGTGTAATAACTCCCGTAGAGGCATCTTTATGCCAGCCATTCGCCGCTTTGGACGCGGTATTTTTAGCCTGATAACGGGAATCAAAATTACCGTAATTAGATGGTATAACCTGACCAGTGACTCTGAGCGCATCAGACTTCAAAAACATCAAGTCTTTTGTTGCGCTTCCAGCCCTGATACGCCATTTGAAATATTCATTGCCATTATCACCAGTTTCAAACCACAGGTATGAGTCAGTATCGGAATCTGAATCATTTTTAAATCCGATTTTCGCCCAGTCGGTGTTCCTTTCCCAAATCAGGAAGGCATCATTTATAAATTTAATACTCCCTGACATGCTACCGCCAGCTAATGCCAATACTGCGAGCTCTGCCGGGGTCGGTTTGCTTTGTGAATTATATTCTCGTGCCCACGGTGTCCATGGTTCTGATGAATATTTGCTACGTGACCACACTCTTGAGGAGTTATACACATGATAAATTTGTTTTACGCCAGCATTTTTTAACACAATTAAATTTCCGGCGCCATTCTCCGGGTAGTTTAATGCAGAGCTTGTATTAACGTTGAGCGACTGATGATACAGACCAGGAGTCATATAATCATTTAAGTTTTGATTAGCACCAATAGAAATGCTCTGCCCATTAAAAATATCCTGCGAAGTAACATTTATATCACTGGTTAACGCACGCCCGTTTACTTTGCGTGTTGCTGGTACCGCCCCTGCCGCTAACTCTACCGTTTCCTGCAAACCGAGGTATTCGATAACGGCGGCAACGGTCGCTTTAGCCAGAATATCCCGCCCGACTTTTGTCAGAGTTGCCAGGCTGGCGGTGTCATTCCCTGTAAAATACGGAAACCTGTCTGCCGCAGTAGCAAGCCCGGCCAGCGCCGTCAGGGTGGCGTCTTTCGGCTGCTTGCCCGCAAGCGCGTTGGTCATAGTGGTCGCAAAGTTCGGGTCATTGCCCAGTGCCGCAGCCAGCTCGTTCAGCGTATTCAGTGCGTCAGGTGATGAGTCTACAAGTGCGGCAATCGCGGCCATAACGAACGCCGTGTTTGCTATCTGAGTATTGTTAGTACCCTTTGGCGCAGTTGGTGCGGTTGGCGTTCCGGTGAGTGCCGGACTCGACAGCGGCGCTTTCTTGTTCGTTTCATCCATTACCGTCTTAACAGCTTTTGGCGTCGCAGCCAGCGTTTCAGACGGGCTGTTGGTTGCACTACTGAGCTGGACAAGGCCTTTTCGCGCTGTGGTGGCGTCCTGTGCAGTATATTTCCCGTTAGCAAGGTCATAGGCGGCCTTTACCGCTTTCGGCGTTGCCGCCATCGTTTCAGACACGCTGTTAGTGGCGCTACTGAGCTGGACAAGGCCTTTTTGCTCTGTGGTGGCATCCTGTGCGGTATATTTCCTGTTAGCAAGGTCATATGCAGCCTTTACCGCTTTCGGCGTTGCGGCCAGTGCTTCAGACGTGCTGTTGGTCGCACTGCTTAACTGAGTAAAGCCTTTTGCGGTCAGCGAGGCATCCGGGTGACGTCGTGACTGTTCATGCTCTTTTAGTTTGTCATCCACGTAATCCACTGTGGCCATCACCATGGTGTTATCCACGGTAAGCGCCACGGTGGCCGTGCTGGATACGGTCAGGATGGTGCGAAATGTTTGCGCACGCCCGGACCCTTCGGCAACGGCTGGCTTGTAACTTTCGGCAGTATTGCCCACCGCGATTAAATCGCCGTGCTCATCAAACACACCAATTTCCCGGATCCAGAATCCGCCCGTTTCTGGAGGAATAACCAGCTCCGCAATAATGCGGTTCTGATGTGTTGCGTCCAGGAAGACGCGATTAACGGTATGTCGCCACACCTCATGCACGAGACGGGTCTGCTTACTGTCTGGCGTGGGTAAAGTACCGCCGCCGTCACCCACGGCCATATGTGTCAGGCGGACGGGTTTGCCATCTGGTGCGGCTGCCTGTGCTAATTTTTTTGCACCCGTATCGGTGATAACGGTTTTAAATTTTCGTGTTGTGGTGCTCATGCTTAATCGCCTGGATAAATGGTAATAACTTCACCGTCATAAGTTGCCGCCGCTGCGAAAATATCCCCCGGGATTTCCTGAATGATATTCAGCCCTGTCATGTGGCGGCTGACCGGGCGGGCATCAGCAATCAACCGCTCCATTTCCAGATACATTTCCTCCGTCACACCGCTGTCCAGCGTGCCGACTTCAACGGTAAATGTTCCCGGTTCTCCGCCGAACTCCCACCACTCAGACACGCGAATGAGGTATCCCAGCGGCTCAATGGCCCGGCGCAGTGCGCTGATGGTCCCCTTGTGTCGGTGTATCAGCCACGCATCGCGAATCACCTGGCGCTTTGTTTCCTCCGGCCAGTTGCGGTCCCAGCGGTCAACGGAAAACGCCCAGGCGAGATAAGGCAGCAGATGCACCGGGCATGTGTCCGGCGACCACAGCGTGTTGAGGTCTACCGGAATGTCTGTAATGCGCGTTCCGACGGCTTCGGCACAACGCATGAAATTGCTGGCTGATGGTGGTAACAACGAATTACTCATTGCGCCCACCTTCGCTGATGGTGAATGACTCACAACGCGCCGCCTGTATGTCGCTGATGGCCAGATTCTGTGTGGGTTCGATTATCTCCACGCGTTGCACACCGTGCACATGCAGTGCGGCAGCAATGGCGGACAACGCCACGTCCTGACCGATAAGCCCCTGTTCAGCCAGCCACTTCCTGAATGACGATTCCGCCGCGGCCAGAATAGGTTCGGATTCCGGGCCGGGGTAAAAGTACAGTTTTGCATTCAGCCGCCATGTCACGATTCTGGCGCTCTGTACGGTCAGGCGGTCGGCCACCGGGCGAGTGTCCTCCGCGTTCAGAGCAGTGCGAACGGTATTGAGCAATGCCTCCGTTGCTGTGCCGTCGCCTTCAGTGGACAGGATGGAAACCGTCACATTTGCCGGAGAGGGACTGATAGCCCGCGCATCACGCACCAGACCGCTGGCACTGCGGGCAAAATACTCGTATGCACCTGACGGGCCAGCAACGCTCAGCCCGTCGTACGCCCGCTGCGCCCGCAGTCTCAGCGAGGTGTCGCTTTCCATCACCGCGTCGGTGGTATCCGTTGCCGGAGTGATAACCAGGCGCTTTGTGTTCATATTACCTGCGAGGTTGTCCAGGTCTGTCCCGGCGCTGTGGCTTAACATGCAGGCGCGTGCGCCCTCGTTGACCCGCTGGCGTAACAGCATTTCACGAAATGCTGTTGTCTGGGCGATAACGTTCAGGGGTTCCGATTCCAGCTCCAGCGCTGCGGAGACGGCGGCGCGCTGTTCGGCCGGATAAGCCGCAATCATCATGCCCTTTGTATCAGCCAGAATTGCCTCAAAATCAGGCTCCGCGATGATGGCGGGTTCCGGTAACTGTGAAAGGTCAACGGCAGGCATGATTTATTCCCTCAGCGTGATGGTTAATTCAACATTCTGCATGGTCTGAATGACAGTACCCGATAGTGTCACCCCGGCGCGGCCTCCCGCCTTCCAGACAACATCAATGGCGTTCAGGGCAATGCGTGGCTCCCATCGTGTCAGTGCAATCACAGCAGCGCTCATGCATTGCAGACGCGTAGTGTTATTCATGGGTTCGTCAATCAAATCAGGGACAAGACTGCCATATTCTCGTCGCATAACCCGGCTTGCCAGCGGAGTGGTCAGGATGTCCCTGACTGACTGTTTCAGGTGCTCCATATCGTTCAGGTTTCCCGTCCCGTCCGGGTTCATTCCTGTGTAGCGGGTTGTCACTGCGGGCCTCCTGTTGAATCGCTGCCACCTTTAACGCCACCGTGTTTATGCGTATGCACAGTGATGCCGTTTGAGGTGAAATTGCCGCCGCTGTGCGTGATATTGCCGCTCATCTTTCCCCCTTTTGTGACGTCAATCTCGGCTGTTTTCAGAAGGTTTGTGCACTCCACGACGGGCGTGTCCAGTTTCACGCTGACGGATGCCTGCAGGGTGGCCGTTTTCATGCCGCTGGCGCTCAGTGCGCCTGCGTCCGCGTCGTAGCGGAACACCGCGCCATCCGGCGCGCTGACCACGATTTCTTTCAGGCTTTTGCCGGGGGCCGGATTGGCATCACTCCACAGGCTGCCAATTATCATGGCGGTTTCCGGGTTGCCGCCGATGCAGGCAATTACCACCTGTTCGCCCACTGATGGCGGCAGCCACACATTGAAGGCTCCCGCGCGCGTGGTGTTCCAGCGCAACCAGCCTGTTTCCAGTTCGCCGCTGCGAACGCGAACGCGCCAGGATTCCTCATCAATTTCAGAGATGATCCCGGTGCGGATGATGTTGCTCAGTAGCCGCATGAGTTCTGCGCTCACCGTACAGCCTCCGCAATCCGGCCCAGTACCGTGTTATAAATCAGGCGCTCATCTGCCTGGCTGATACCCAACAGCTCACGTACCGGGTAATCGGTGAAAATGCCCGGCGCAACCTGATCGCGTTCACCGAACTGATGAACGCGTGCAATACGTGCGGCCACGCCGCTGTAACCCACCGTCACACCGGAAGCATCTGCACGGGCTTTCAGGTAGCGGGCGGTGCGCAGTTTTACGAACATGGGGACGCGCTTTGTGCTGTCCTGGTTGATGCGCCGGGTGCGTATTTCCAGAAAACGGTCGATGTCATCCCGGTAAAACGTGCGGATGCTGTTTTTATCCTCATCCCACCCGGTGATGGTTCGCCCGTATTTCCCCGTGTCGTGATGCCAGTTTTTCAGCGTGCGTACTTCGTTATTCCAGATAAAGCGAATGCGCTCCTGTATCCGGGTTACGCGGCGTCTGCGTGGTGTCCATGCGGTCCCGTCCGGCGCTTTCTGTGACCGGATGCGCGCCTGCTGGGCGCGGCGTAAATCCTGTGCCAGCTTTCTGGCGATGTTATTGATGGCCTGCTGATTCAGGCTGTCGCGGATGGCCTCAAAGGTTTCATCCACGCGGGTGAATGCCTTATCCATCGCTTTCACCCCACGTCACATCCTGGAATACATGCGACCAGTCGCCTTCGGAAGAGGGCAGACGGGGTTTTGGCTCCGGCAGGTGTTCTGCCTGCGGTGTCCCCTGACTGCTGCGCGTGACGCGAACGCGCTCCCGCAGGGGCAGTGTAAACAGGATGTCGGCGCTGTCATCGTCATTAATAACGGCAGAAAATTTGATGTCCTGATTACGCTCAGGGTTGAGCAACAACTGCGGCTGATTCTCCGACAACCACGCCAGCAGCGGCAGCGTCAGGTCGTCCAGCTCCCCGGCGTAATCCATGACAAACATCACCATCTGATAGCGGTAAGCAAACGAGGGAGTTTCTCCGGTCGTTTCAATGTTGCCGCTCTCCACGAAAATGGTGAATTTCTCCGGGTTGGCGTGACACCATCGACATGAACGGGTCATGGCTTCACGCAGGGAATCAGTTTTCAGCATGGCTGTTGTCCTCATTGTTCAGTCGTTGCAGTCTGCGCTGCTCCAGTAATTCAATGGCCCGTTTATCCGCGTTACAGGTTTCCAGTGCATCCAGAAGGCGGTCGCCCCATATCCCGAGGTTTCCCCATGTGGGAGTGTCAGGGAAGGGGGGAGGCGTTACCGGTATGGTCAGCGTCTGCGGTATAAGCCGGACTGACGGCGCTGGCAGTGGCGCGTTCTGCGTGTCTGCGCAACCTGTCAGTAAAACGAGCGTCAGGCAAAGCGTGGGCGCATGCGTCTTTTGCAATATCGTTGCGTAGTTGTTCACGTCTGGCCTCTCCGTCCTGATTGCGTTGCTGATTTTCCGCGCGGAGTTGTGCCAGCACCTGCTGCAGATCCTGTACCCCGGCGCTGATGATATTCATGGTGTCGACGGTACTTCTCAGGGTGCTGGCCTGCGCTTCGTTTCTGGCGTTCTCCCGGCCCAGCGACCACGACAGACGCATGGATGCTCCCCATGCGGCAATCAGAAGGAAAGCGACACCCAGCGTGGGCCAGAGCTTCATGCCGGATAGGCTCCGTGTGGTAACTGAAAATGCGGTCCGTCTTTCAGGGTCTTCCAGTCGCCGCCCCATTCCACCGGAATATTCAGTTCCCGGCTGGCCTGTCTGAATGCTGCTGCGATTTTTTCGTACAGCGGCCATTCCCATGACACCTGGCTGCCGATATAAGCCACAACATCCACAGCATGCCCCGTAAGGTGGCGGCTGTTCATGGTCTGGCTCTTACCCGTGGCCACAAGTTGCTTCTGGCGGTAACGGCTGCGCAATCCTTCGGTGATACCAAAATCCACTTCCGAGATTTCCAGTGCCCGTCGGGTCACTTTCACCAGATCAGGATTTACACCCTGCAAATTCTTTTCGCTCCGGCTGCTGAATTTAAATGTGTTGCTCATTCGTCCTTCTCCTTCACCCTGCGATTAAAGGCCGCAATAACCTTGTCGCGTGCTTTCTCTGCACCCATAAAACCGATTGATGCGCCGATAAACGTCACGGCATCTTCAGGAAACCCGAAGAAGCGCAACGACCCGGCCACGGCCATGGCAAGAACGCCGCACGCCAGCGATCCCGTTACGGTCTGAACCAGTGTTCGTCCGTCATAAAGACTCATCAGCGCGGAAATGCTGACCGCCGCGCCTACTGCATACACCGTTGGCAGGTGGTCAAAGAGCCACGCAATAACCTGCTCTGTGATCCCTGTTTGAATGGTGCTCACCGCTACTCTCCCCACAACTGAATCATTTCTCGTTTCTTCTTCTCCGGCTCCGGCATCTCCACTTCCTGCCCGGCGTTCAGAAATACCTGCTGACAGAGTCCTGGGTTGGCATCCAGCACCTTTTCGGTGACGCCCTGCGTCGTGCCGTAGTACCGGAAACAGAGCGAATCCACGGTGTCGCCTGCCAGTGCCTTCACTTTCATCAGCACAGCTCCGCAAACATTCGTGGCCTTCCCAGAATGTCAGAGATGGCCCAGCTCACATCGCGCCACAGGTCCGCAGCCTGTGCGTCCAGTGCATCTGCCCGGCGCTCGCCCTTATCCGTTGTGTCCGCATCGCGGTAACGCTCCAGAATCAGGGCACGGGTGGCGGTATAAACCGCATTGCGCCAGTGCCAGAGATTGACGCTTTCTCCGTTAATTAATGGCGCCGGGACATCGGCCAGTGTTTCGTGTCCGGCTGCCTGCTGTTCCTGCTGCCACGCTTCCAGCTCACGGGTAACGTGGGCCACCGCCCCGGTGGCGGTATGCAGCAGGCGGGAGGTGGTCACGCGGCCTGGCAGTCGTACCGCCAGACGCAGCTCACGCAGCACAATATCCGGCCAGAATGCCCCCGCAGAAATGCGGGTGTCGCCATCATCGGTATCAGTGATGTCATCCTCTGCGGGGCGGGTTTCGGTTCTGGCAACCATACTCATGGGGTTCACTCCTGAAAAAATCGGGCGGTGGGTGCGTGGTGTAAACGGTCACGGAGTCAAACCGGAACACCGCGCACGCCGCCCGCTGACGGGGTCAGTCGTTAACCGCGCTTCGCCTTCTGCGTCGCGGTGGTTTTTCGTGTTGCAGGCTTCCGCGTTGTCTTTTTACTTTTGCTGCTTTCGTCCTGCGCCTGCTGTGCGCTGGCGTCTTCTGGGGCGGCTGCGGAATCGGCTTTTTTCAGGGCGCGGGAAAGGGTTGCAATCTCGCGTTTCACACCTGCGTTCGGGTTCAGGTGCATCGCTTCGCGCAGCAGCTTCAGTGATAAGGCCATGTTGTCTGCATCGGTCAGACCACGACGGGCAAAGGCGCACGCCTTGCATAATTTGGCGCGCACTTCGTCCGGCATGTCCTGGTCGGTGACAATCTCCCGGAGGGTGTCCAGTGGTTCGATAAAGGCGGATAAATCCGCGTCGGCATCCGTCCCGGCCTGCGTCAGTACCGGGTTGCAGATTTCTTCGGTCAGAACCGTGGCAGCAGTACGGCCAAAGTTATCCGGCATGATGAGGTTGTGACGGACCACATACGCACCAATATGCAGCGCCAGCGGAAGATCGCCGCAGTCAATCGCCCACACCATCAGCGTGGCAATCACTTCGTCCTGCTGCCCTCCGTCAGCCTCCAGCGTTCCCTCAATCCAGCCGGAAAAGTCCGGCAACAACTCTTTTTTGATGGCGGCTTTCGCGCTTCTGGCCTGTACGCCCTTAAGCCGGGCCTGTGCCAGACGCAGACGATACAGCACCTCTTCATGCGCGGTACGCGCGGCGTGGTCCACGCCTTCATTCGCCCGGCCTGCGCGCTGTGCCATCACGTTCTGCCAGTGTTGCTGTGCAGGAGTAATCATTTTTTCTCTCCGTTACAGGCGGGCATGATGCCCGCCGTGAGTTGATTAGCTGTCGGCGAACTTCAGGCCAGTGACCATCGCGCACTTGCCATAGTCTTCAACGACATAAGCGTCATTGATGGACTGGTAGGTGGCGATGCGGTTGTATTCCGGTTCGTCTTTCATCAGACGACGCATTGAACCTTTCTGCCAGTAAATCGACAGGTTGTTGAACGAGGTGATCAGCATCGTTGAATCCGGGAAGAATGGCGCAAGGAACACGCCCAGCCCGCCAATGGTGCGCGATGACAGAATGAGCTGCCCGGCGAGTAATTCCGCATTGGGATTCTGGCCGCTGATGCTGTTCAGCACGGGCAGACGCAGCGAGTTAAACAGGTTGCGCCCCATAATCACCACGAGGTCGTCAGCTTCCTTGTGCCATTCATCCAGCAGGGATGAGCGCGCGTCCTGTACCAGAGCATCAGCGTTCGCATACTTACCCGCGTGCGCCACGGTGTTGTCCATGTTACGGGAGGTCAGCGTCACGTCATTCATAACGCGTTCGCTGGCGTCGGTTCTGATGTGCTCCAGCCACCCCACGTTAACGTCCTGAAGCAACTTGTTGGTGCTGAAGTTGGACTCATCCGCGTGAGACGTGCCGTTGAAACCGATCATGATGCGGTCAAGTGCCACCTGTCGGGCAATCTGTGCGCTGATGCGGGACTGAAAATCAGGGTGTGCCGCCCAGGCATCAAGCTGCGGATATGAAATAAACGTGTCGTAGTTCACCTGTTCGCACTGGTATTTGCGGTTTTTCAGATCAACCACGTTATTCGGGTTACGGCGTTTTGTGCCGTCATAACTGGTATTCGTGCGCGCAATCGGCCCGGTGGTATCCAGGAGGATTTTTTCGCCTTTCTGGTCGGTCACGCCGATCACGTTAATTCTTTTTGTAAATTCGGTGCTTTCCTTTGAGGCGTTTTCAAAACGCTGCTGTACCGAGGGTTCCACGGTAAATCGCGATACCAGTGCGGAAACCGGGATATTGTTAAGCGACGCCTGCTGCGCCATATAGCAACCCAGCTTGTTGCGGGTAATATCTGACATCACCAGATTCATAAAAAATTTGCTCCTTTGTCTTATCAGAAGTCAGCCAGCTGGTCGGAGGCAGCGCCCGTTGCGGTGAACCGGTTCTGCGGATCGCCGTCCTGCGTGCGCAGTTTTTCCTTCAGTGCTGCCAGCTCTGTGGTCAGTAAAGTGATTTTCTGGCTGTCCTGCTGATGGCGGGTTTCCAGCACATTAAAACGGTCGATAATGTCGGCCTGTGACGTTGCGACACCTTCCACCGCTTCCTGAATACGGGAGAAACTGGCGTCATCCGCTTTGCGTCCACGGCCAATAATCCCCATAACGCGGTTAAACCACTGGGTGCCTTCTTCCTGACGTTGTTCGGTGAGTTCGATAAGTTCTGACTCCATAGCGGCGGTAAACATCGCCACGTCTCCCTGCTGACAGTTGAATGTCATCAGTTGCATACGTTGTTGTGCCGCAAAGGCCAGACGTTCCGTGCCCAGGCTGGCAGGGGTGTCGGTCATTGCCAGCCCGCGCAGGTAAGGGCCTCCCGTGATGGTTGACTGAGGTTCCAGCTCAATACTGGAGTAAATTTTTTTACCATCGTTAAGCAGGGACATCATGCGAGCGGTCGGCTCAATTTCGGCATACAGTGCCGTGCGACCTGCCAGCGGGCCATCGGTTATGTCTTCGGTGCTCAACCCCACAACATCGCCCATAGCGGAAAACTCGCTACCGGGGAGTGGTGACAGGATGTGCTCAATATTCACACGCGCACCATAAACGGACGGGTTATAACTGGTGGCGGCAGCTTTCAGCATGTCGCCGTTGATTTCGCGCCCGTCTGCCGTTACACCGGAGACAGCCACGCGAAACTTTTTGCGGGATGTCTTTTTTTCATTAGCCATAGTTTTTGCCCCTCTGACTGGTTCTTCAGTCATGATGGCAAAGCGTAACAGGCTGATACAAAGGGCTTTTGTTGTAAGAAAACGGCCAGAACAGGGGGTTAAGGAGAACAGTTTCGCGCGCGGGTAATCTTCCTGTAATTACTCAGGGGGAGCAATGATTCAGGACGCTTTTGTGCGCCAGCGTGCGCGGCAACTTTACTGGCAGGGTTACCCGCCCGCAGAAATATCACGTCTGATGGGAATAAACCCGAACACGATTTATGCGTGGAAAAAACGCGACCAGTGGGATGAAACGCCACCCGTGCAGCGTGTCACGCAGTCCATCGATGCGCGCCTCATTCAGCTTACTGAAAAACAGAATAAAACAGGTGGTGACTTCAAGGAAATAGACCTGCTGACCCGGCAGCTTAAAAAACTGCATGATGGCCAGCCGGATGCGACGGCCACAGGAAAGAAAGGCCGGGCGAAAAAAATTAAAAATCATTTCACGCCGGAACAGATTGCCGCACTGCGGGAAAAAATCATCAGCAGGCTGGAGTGGCATCAGCGGGGCTGGTTTGACTCCCTGACCCTTTGCAGGGAAGCCGGGATACGTAACAGGATGATCCTGAAATCCCGACAGATTGGGGCGACCTGGTATTTTGCACAGGAAGCGCTGCTGATGGCGCTGCGTGACGATGTGGCGCAACCTTACCAGCGTAACCAGATTTTTTTGTCTGCGTCGCGTCGTCAGGCGTTCCAGTTTAAAAGCATTATTCAGAAGGCCGCGGCTGAAGTTGATGTGGAGCTGAAAGGGGGCGATAAAATCATCCTCTCCAACGGCGCAGAGCTGCATTTTCTCGGCACTTCTGCTGCGTCGGCACAGTCCTATACGGGCAATTTTTATTTTGATGAATTTTTCTGGGTCAGTCGCTTTGCTGAACTGCGCAAGGTGGCTGGCGCTATGGCAACCCTCAGCGGACTGCGGCGCACCTACTTCTCCACGCCATCCACCGAAACGCACGAGGCATACGCCTACTGGAACGGCGACCGCTGGAACGAGAAAAAGGCCACGCATAAACGCCAGCGTTTTTCTGTGGACTGGAAAACGCTGCATAACGGGCTTATCTGCCCTGACCGGACGTGGCGGCAGATTGTCACGCTGGAAGATGTGGTTAATCACGGCTGGAAACACACCGATATTGATGAAATTCGTGATGAAAACACCGAAGACGAGTTCCTCAATCTCTATATGTGTGAATTTGTCCGCGAAGGGGAATCGGCATTTAACCTGAATATCCTGATTGGCTGCGGCGTTGACGGATACGACGACTGGAAAGACTGGAAACCTTTTGCTCCCCGCCCGATGGGGAATCGTCCGGTATGGATTGGATATGACGCAAACGGCAGCAGTGGAAACGGCGACAGCGGCGCAGTGTCCGTGGTGGTTCCTCCGGCTGTTCCTGGTGGCCGTTTTCGAACGGTGGAGACGCGACGCGTTCAGGGGCTGGAGTTTGAAGAACAGGCCAGAGTCATTGAAGAGTTTACGTATCGCTACAACGTGGAACACATCGGCATTGATGTGACGGGCGGGAACGGGGAGGCTGTTTATCAGATAGTGAAACGGTTTTTCCCTGCTGCTATTCCGTACACCTTCACGCTGTCATCAAAACGGTCGCTGGTACTGAAAATGCTGCAAATAATGCGTGCCGGGCGCTGGGAATACGATCGCGCCGAACGGGAGCTGGTCGCGGCCTTTAACGCCGTGCGTAAGGTGAAAACACCGGGCGGCTTTATCACTTACGAAACGGACCGCGCGAGGGGGATCAGCCACGGCGACCTTGCGTGGGCAACCATGCTTGCTGTCATTAACGAACCGATTGGCGGCGAAGGAGAAAACGAGCGTTTCACGGTTATGGAGTTCTGATGAGCAGAAAAAATAAAAAAGTGCGCATGAGTTCACGCATTGATCTCGCTGATGCGCTCAGGAAAGAATCGTCGCTCAGTGCATTCACATTTGACGGCCCTTACCGCCTGACCGGGCATGATTTACTGGACAATATGTACTGTGCCGATAACGGGCGATGGTATGAAACCCCGGTGGACTGGTACGGTCTGGCAAGAGCTGCCCGGCAAACGTCCTGGCATCAGTCTGCGCTTTACTTTAAGCGCAATGTATTGCTCGGCTGCTATATTCCGCACCCGCTGCTTTCCCGGCAGGATTTCTCGGCGCTGGCGCTGGACTGGTTTGTGTTCGGTAACGCATTCCTTGAGCTTCGAAGCAATATGCTCGGCGAACCGCTTAAATTACGGCACGCCCTGGCGAAATACATGCGACGCGGAAGCGATCTTGAATCATGGTGGTATGTGCAGGATGGTAAGGACGCGTTTCAGTTTCGCCCTGGCAAAGTGTGCCACCTGATGAATCCTGACATTAACCAGGAAATCTACGGCATGCCGGAATATCTCGGCGCATTACTCTCGGCCAGCCTGTCTCATTCGGCGGACATGTTCAGAAAACTGTATTACGACAACGGATCCCACGCCGGGTGCATCATCTACATCGGTGCAGCGCAGGTAAACCGCGAAAGCATGGACTCCCTGAAAGAAACGCTACAGGGTGCACGTGGTGGTGGTGCGTTTAAAAACGTGCTCATTCATGCGCCCAACGGGGGCAAAGAGGGGGTGCAAATTTTGCCGTTCCAGCAGATCACCGCAAAGGATGAGTTCATGAATGTTAAGGCTGCATCCCGTGATGATGTGCTGGCTGCGCACCGCGTTCCACCGCAACTGATGGGGGCGATGCCGGGTGAAAAAAGTGCGTTCGGTGATGTGGAGAAGGCCGCGCGGGTTTACGCAATTAACGAGCTGATGCCCGTCATGGAGGCCATGAAGCACATCAATGACTGGCTTGGCGAAGAGGTGATCCGCTTTAACCCTTACGCACTGTTAGACACCCAGCCCACAGCCTGACGCGCTTCGCTTGTCTGCTGCTTCGCCGGGGCATAAAAAATTTATGCCCCGACTCTCCAGCTCCTGTATCAGTCAGATAATTTCACGACGCCTTCCAGCTTATTGCCATCATCGACGGTCAGGCTCTTACGCAATCCCACCGCGTTGACTGCATGTTCCTGCCGCCTCAGTGCGATTTTGACGGCCTTACCTTTCAACCCATCAAATCAAAAACCCTTACGTCTTTTTCACGCTCAGCGTGAGAAATACAGCCATTCTGTTGTGTCGCTGCGACATCGCTCAGGGAATGCTATTTACCCCCTGAAACGCGGGCTGTTCCCCCGTCACCTGCGCGCAGAAAAAATGCGTTTTTTTGTGCATGCACGGATCCTTGACGGATCCAGCCGCCACGCGGGCCGGAAGGGTAAAAAGTTGTTCAAAAAAATTGTGCAAATTTGTGCACTATTGTGCATTGAAATAAACGCCCTGGAGGAGGGCGTTTTGCTCATCTATTTATAGCCTTGCCCCTTACTGGCCAGCGCCCTGATGGCAGGGCGTGCCAACACCATATTTTGGCAATGATGAATTGCCCGGCAAAATTCATCTCTACCCATTGGATGCTCAACTGGCAATGTTAAATACAGGTTCCATGCATCGCCTAAAAGTTGGGCTATCTTTTGTTCTTCAGATGTCAGCAAGCAAGCGGTATCCGTAAAATAATCATACTTTTCATGTATGTTATTTAACGTCTTTTTCTTAGTGGTATCGGTCATTGAGTCAACTTAATAGCAAATACTTTTACTGGCTCTGGTCCAAAATGTGGATGTGTTATCACCTTGATCTCATATCCCCCATATGGGACATCAATTCTGCGGCTTAAATCGTCGCGTTTCGGATACCCCTTAGTAATAATCAATCGATCATAGCTCTTATCCAATATACGGCGAGACCAGTATGAATTAACCAGGCGATACTCTTCTGTTTTCTCTCCGCGAATCATGGCATCGAAGTATTCACCTTTGACGGCAAGTTGCAGGTTAGCCACGGTTAACCTCCTGAAACGCTTCTGGCATCGGCATCCAGTGAGTCGCCTGCTCAATATCATTACCCGACTTAATCGTTGCATCTCCGCGCTTCTTCATGGTCAGTCGCTTCTCTCCTGATAATTTCATTGCACAAATCCACGCACTCATTGCAGATGTAAACAGACGGTCCGGCAATCACCTTTGTGACTTCGTACTGGGATTTATTGCAGAAGCTACAATAAATCGTTTTCTCGCCTGGAATCCGTGTTTTGCTGGTTTCGCCAGACATCAGTTGCTTGATGTCTTTTTCACGACGAAGAACTATCTGGCCACATTCTGCTATTTTTTGGATGTTGACATTTTCTTCTTTCGCCAGCGCTTCCATCCGCTCAATCAGTCGCTGCGCTTTTTCTCTGTCAATGTGTTGCATTGTGTCCCCCTTGTTTATGTTCCCGGATTAAAGTCATCAGGGCGGATGCGCCCTGATGTTGTGTTATTCGGGAAATAACGCCCGGATATTTCCAGCTATCTGACTGGTTATCTGTGCGGTGGGCGCTGGCTGTAACATGTGGCGTTCTGCCCTGGTTTGTGTCACTGATAACGCCTCATCATCAGCCCATGCAGCCAGTCGGTAAGCCTCTGCCGGATTCATTTTCAGAAGTGCCAGCCCGGCCAGAAAAGCCACGCGTTGGCCGCTTTTGCGGGCTTCTGGTGTAAGGCTGTCCAGCCAGGCGCATGCTTTGCCTTCGTTCTTGACGGCGGCTGGCTTCAGATAGAAACTTATTCTTCTGGTTAATGTCGCCATGGAGGGTTACTCCTTATCCATAGCGTACAGACCGTTAACCAGAGCAAACTGTGGCACCCCGTCTGTGATGAAATTCGCATTGACTCCATAGATTTCACGGACTGCGGGTGCCACAATCTCCGCTCCTCCACCGACAACCAGCACCCGCCCGTAACCCGAAAAGCCCGCGAGTGCGCGGATCACGCGTTGTTTTAGTGTCTCCTCCTTTTCACGAATAACCGCCATCAGGCTGTTGTAATGCGCGTCATTGTGAATGTGCTGGCGTAGCCAGGCTTCATCGTGACGGTGCTCAATAATGGTATTGGCGATGTGGTGACTGGTACGCATACCGTTAGTGGCCATCACCGACAGCACGGCATCAGCCATCAGGGAAACGCCTACGTGTGGATCGCAAAACACCTGGCTGATGCCTGCCAGTTGCCCCTGAACCTTTGCCACATCCAGCGTTGTTCCGCCTAAATCCACAATCAGCAGGGATTCAAACGGACTCATGTCAGCCAGTGCCTTAAAGCCAGCCGGAATGGATTCAGGCATAACCCGCACGTTGCGGATAGTGAATGCTTCACCGTTCTGGTACTCCACAGGGCGCAGGACATTCGCTTTTTTGCGGTTGATGTTGGCCATGTCCGGCTGTGCGTTTGTATCGAAATACTCGCTCAGTGGCAGAGTGACAACCACGTCCACTTCCTGTGGTGTGATACCTGATTTGACCAGCGCGTGATGAATGGCAATGACATTCACATCGCTGTACTGGTATTGCGTGTCGGTCGTCTGGACAAAGCGATCGCTGACCGGATCAAAACCATAGCGCACGCCATCAAGCATGTAGTTCGCGGGCTGTGTGCCACCGAACGGCGCAGACCATTCCGACTTGAAGCTGTTCGGGCTGATGGCGTTGCGGCGTTCGCCGTTCTCAGTCCATGCCAGCTTGATGTTGGTGGAGCCGTCGTCGATGCAAATTTTCATGTCGATTTTCCTTATGTTGATTAATTAATCGTTTACGGGATTTTTAAATCCCGCTTTTGCCTGTTTTGTGCGCGCTTCATATATCGCGGCGCGTTTTTTGCTCATTTACGGGATTTGTGAATCCCGTTTTTGTCTGTTTTTTGTTTTCACTGGTTAGTCCACCCTGCAACAGATCTGCTTTGCGGCGGACGCGTTCAGTGGTTTCATTGAATCTTTGTGCGTGCTCTGCGTCACGGATGGCGCGCAGCATGTCAGAAAGCACGGTAACGGGAGTTTTCATGGTGTTCTGGTCCTGCTGAATTGTGGATGCCAGGCGTGCGGCGGCTTCGGGGTCTGATGCCCCGAGCTGTTTCAGATAGCTGGAAACCGGGTTATGGCGGATTTCCGTGCTGTTTACGCTGTGATTACGACTCAGGCGCTGCCAAAGTCGCGTGATTCGGCTGTCCGGTCGGGTATCCGGTTTACGTACAATTTCATATCCCTGCGGCGCAATGATGCTGCCGTCAACGTACAGACTGCCGCCCCGTAACAGGTGCAGCATCTGTTGTTCACCGATATGCAGGCCGAGAGATTCGGCAGACTCCCGCCATTCTTTAGCGAGTAATTCGTGGTTATCAGGCAAAGGCCGCTGCTGTTTGCGGCTCTGTGTCCAGCTCTGCATTTCATCACTGCTGTTTTTTGCCTGTTTGTCACGCAGCGAACGCATCAGCGCCCGGCGTTCGTGCCGTTTCAGTGAGCGCATCCATTCATTCACTTCAACGCCGTCAGGAAGCTGCGGCCACGGTGCTGGCCGTTCTTCCGGCTGTTCTGTCCCGTTGTTGTCCGTTTCCTGTACACGGGGACAGTTATTGCCACGAGTCCAAGGGGCGGCAGGGCCGCCCTGAAGGTCAAAACCATTTTCGCGGGCGCTGTCTTCCGCTTCCGGTTTACGTCTTACCAGCTTCCAGTTATCCGGGTGCGTGCACACGCGGGAAGATTCCCCGATTTGTGGCGACCAGATCCCGTAAATCTGTACGCTTTGCTCGCCGTAATCGTTCAGCTCTTCTGCGAGGTCGTAGGCGGTGCGAATCAGGTAATCCTTGCGTGGAACAAGTACGCCACCCTGTTTCTCTATGTAGGTGGCAAAACATCCGGCATCAGCGGCAGCAAGAACCGCGTCCATTGCGTCATCCTTCAGCCGTTGCGGGCCTTCCGGGTTGCGTGCCATCTGGCTGGCAAGGCGACGCAGTTCACGCCACACCTGACGGGAAGGGATACCAAAGAACTGGAACTGGCGGACCCGGTGAAGGCGCGCCCAGCCGATGGCGCGTTCCACGCTCTCTGCCATTGATTTTCCGGTTTCGTGGTCAACGCGTGGCTTGCCCGTTTTCGGGTCGATGCCATCCACGGCGCGGCTGTCCAGGTTCTTTCCGATGTAGGTGGCGATGTAGCTGGTTGGCGTGCCTTTTGAGCCGTCTACGTACTCCGCCTTAAAACGCGGAGTTATGTCATCGCCCAGCTCGTGGCGGTCTTCCTGAATGGCAATATCGCAGACGTGGGACACGATGGTTTCAATCTCGTCCGGGTGTGCAAAGACCATCATATGCCAGTGCACGGTGCCGTCATGGTGAGGCTCCACCGTGCGGATGCCATACCAGCGCAGACCGTCGCGGTTCAGTTTTTTGCGGACCGCCGCAAAAAACGTGTTAACCAGGTAATCGCTGGAGTCGCGCATGGTGGCCCCGTTCCATTTGGGGTTCGGATGACCGTTCTCCGTTGTTGCGTGGTATTTTGACGGGCAGGTGACAGTCAGAAACACCGCTTTGTCGCCACGGGCTTCGGCCAGAAGTTCCAGCCCTTTCATGGTGGCCATCATTTCTGCCTTACGGTGGACCGGGTTACTTACTCCCGCGTAATACACCGTCTCGAGATCAATCGTGAACCCGTCTTCATTTTCCAGCATGAAACTTTTCAGGAAATCGCGTGTTTTCTCGCGCTGTGCGCGAAATTCACTTAATGCGTCCTGACTCAGATAGGGCGATGTTTTTCTGGAAACCAGACAGGCAGCGCGGAGTTGTTCCTCTCTCCATTCGCAACGTAAAAGCCACAATTTGCGTTTCCACCAGTCCGCACAGGTCAGGCGGAGGATTGCACCCGGCAGCAGTTCCGTGTCCGGTTCGTTCTTCCGGTCTTTGTCTGTTGTCAGTGCGTCATAATGCGGCGGCACCGTGTGCAGATGTAACGCCATGCGGGCCAGCATCTGATACGCCTTCAGCGTTATATCCATGGTCAGCTCGCCGTCGGTCGCGCCAAAGTCATCGCAGAGTTTTTCGAAGGTGCTGCTGAACATTGCCGCTGTCATGACGGCCAGCGTCTGTATCTGGTGCTTGTTGAGCTGTGGCAAGTACAGCAAATCGTCCAGACGTTCACGTCCGGCAAGGGAGCGATAACCCGGAGTCAGCCAGCGACGGTCGGTGCAGTCCAGACGTTCGAATATTTTGCGCAGGTTTCCGCGCGCGTAGCGTTCAGCCTGCCAGCTATTTTTGCCTTTCTGGCGGCCAGATTCCTGTTTTTTGCGCAGGAAAGAGAGATGGCGGATAAGCGGATCACGCAGATAGGACGGCAGCAGACGCAGCGAGGCCATGGCTTCATCCACCGCACCGCGTGCCTGCTTTCTGGCTTCTCTTGCCAGTGTGATGGCTTTGTCCTGTTTTTCCTGTGCGTCCAGGCTTTTATTAATCAGATTGCCCAGTGGTGCAGCGGAGAACGCCGCATCAGCCATTTCCTGGCGGCGCTCGTTCTCTGCCCGGTAGGCATCCAGCCAGGAAGAAAGAAGGGAGGGGCGGACAGGCTCCCCCGTTCCCTCGCGACCGACTGCATGGCGTGGTTGTTGCCAGTCTCTGATGTACTCCGTTGCCACGCTGACTACTCCGCCCTGCCGCTCAGTACATTGTGGCAGACGGTAGCCAGCCGCTGGATTTCCTGCATGGTGCTCTCTGTGCTGGCATAGCGGTGTGTTATGCGAATGCTGTCAGCAATTACATCAGCAATCAGAGATGAAGTTCGCTGGTAAATACCCAGTACGGAAGGCGTGCCGCTTTCGATGCGGAAAAGTGTGTAATCCTCCTGGCAGCTACCAACCATGTAGCGCCCGTCAATAACAATCTGGCCGTCCGGGAGCTGCTGTTCCGGCAGTGATTTCAGATACATTGCATAGCGGTCGAGAACGCGAATACCAAAATCGCGCTCGGTTTTCAGCAGGTAATCAAAAAAGTCTTCGGCGAGAATCATTGCGGCAATCCTCTTGTTGCAGATGTGCGAAGGCCTCCCGCCGCAAGGTGCAGAAAAGGCCCGGAACAGGAATTAACGGAGTTTGTTTTGCTGCCGGATGAGCTGCTGAAGACCGACGTGGTTTCCGGCAGCAGGAGGTGCTCATGCTCTGATTTCCCTCAATAGCTGGTTGAACATCTGGGTTAGTGGGTTGCTACACCCAAACGGCAGCGGGTTTACCTGATAAGAAAAGCGACCGCCTGTTTTGCGTTCTTTTCTTATGACTGAACCGCTGCGCCAGGGACGGCGTAGCTCCGCATTAATGGCTGTGGTTGGGGTATTCAGTGCTGCGGCGATTTCTCCACCGCTACACCCCGGATTGGCGGCGATATAGTCCAGAATGGTCATCTGCGTGACTCCTGTACCTGTCTGATAAGATTCACCTGCACCACGTTGGTGGCGCAGAAGTAAGTGCCGTCAGTGAGATAGATGTGATGTGCATCCTTTTCTGAACGGTGTTTGTCGATTGTGGTAATCAGGCGTTCGTCAACTTCGTATTCACGTCCTCTGGAGGTGAAACGAACGACAGGAAAATGCTTAATTGCCATTACGCCTCCTTGGTGTGTGCGAATACCTCCGCGAATGCGGATTGTTTTCACATTTTCTTATTTAACCTGGAGTCTTATTTGCGCAGTTATTCTTCAGTGAAAAAGCGTTCAATCTTTTTTACTGAATTAATAATTCGCATAACCCCAATAGCGCAGGCCACCGAAATAATCAGAACAAGCCATGAGATAAATATACTCATGCAATATTCCCCAGTTTATATGGCTCAATATGGTCCCCGTTTTCTGCGGCGCAGACGAGTATGGAAAGCTCGTCGAGCGCGTCCGGGTCGTCAATGTAAAAAGCTGTGTCGTATATACTCTTGATGGCCCTGGTCAATGACTCCCGGGCTGCGAGCTCAGCATGAGTGCCTGATGCGCTTAAGCGAAAATAAAAGCGCTCAAGTGCTTTATTGACGAGAGTTTTATATTCTTTATCCATCTCAACGCCCTTTAATCTGCCTTCTGAATTTCAGCTTCTGAATCCATGCAGATAATTTCGAGATAGGGTTTATTGCCATTAACCTGACGTGCTTTTTCAGCTTCGCTAATAATTTCGCATACGTGTTGATATGGAATCTCTACGGTCAGGTGTGTGCCGTTCAGATAAATGTAAGTGGCCGTGCTTTTATCTACTGGAACCACTCCATCAATAGCTGATGCGCGCAACAACAGCTCACCGCGAAAATCAATAAAGCGGATAAATACACCCTGAGCATGGTCTTTGGTCATAAAGCACCTGTTATAAATCAGCCTGTTTAATGAAATTCTGTCCGCGCAGTAGACGATCAACCGTGCGCAGAGCTTCGTACAACGTGAAATCCTGTCCAAACTGATTGTCGCCGTTGCTCAGAGCAAAAATGCGGTTTCCGGTAAATGGGTTGCGTTGGCATCTGTGAACCACGATTCCAGCTTTCTCAATTAGCCAGGTGTGTTCACCAATTTGTTTTACGGGGTGACCATCCGGTGTTGCGTGTGTCTCGCTCAGGCTGTAGCGGGAGTTACTACGTGATGCACTGGTAGCGAAACGGTTAGCGTGGCGTTCCGTTCCGGTACGAAAATTATGGCGTTGCTTCAGCATAAAATTACACCTCGTTATTTTGTCATCTGCACGTATTTCTCTGCGCTCCTGATTGTTTTCAGGAAAAGAGCGAAGAGATTTACTGTGCGTCTTGAGTTCTTTTCATCTTGGTTGATGGGAATTGAACCTCTGTCAGCCTGTCTTTTCACTGTGTTAACAGCTTGGTTGGTACGCTTTGCGTAATCTTTCAGGCTTTCTTCAAGAACTGGTAACCCATGCTCATCGCGGTAGGGATAGAACGCTGCTAAACGCTCAAAGTCTGCCTGTTCGTGTGTGTTCAGGACTTTTGCCATGTGTGATAACCTGCGCTATCTGTGGTTGTTTGTGACTTGGTGTACTTATAAGTACACCTTGTGCGCAAGCTTAGTGTACTTATAGGAACACTGTCAATGCTTATCGGTGAAAAAATTAGAGTGATTCGTGAATCAGAGGATTTAACGCGCGAAGAATTTTGCGGCCTGATTGATGTGCCTATCGGCACTTTGCGCCGTTATGAAACGGGGCGGATTGAAAACATAGGGGGGGAAGTGCTTATCAAGATTGTTAATCACCCTCGCTTTTTTAAGTACATGAATTGGCTTATGACAGGAAAAACGAATGAGGCTGCTGGGCAGATCAGTCCCTCTCTCTCCCCTGATGGGCCAAAAAGCACATCGCCTTCTCAAAAACCCCGCAAGACTGGCACACAGCCCGGCTAATCATGGAACGCTGGGGGCATGGTGGTCTTGTAACGCTGGGGTTTCACGAATGAGCATAAAATCAATTCCGGGAGGGTATCTTCTTGACATGCGCCCGGAGGGGCGTAAAGGCAAACGCATTCGTAAAAAATTTAAAACGAAATCGGATGCAGTTTTATATGAGCGGTGGGTGCTGGCGCAACAGCATAACAATGAGTGGAAAGGAAACTCCATTGATCGCCGTCCGCTGTCAGTGCTTATTGACTTGTGGTGGAAATACCACGGCCAGCTAATGAAGTCAGGGCATAACACGCGCCTTAAATTGCTGCGCTTGAGTGAGGCAATGGATGACCCGTGCGTGCATAAACTTAATACAACGATGCTCACCGAGCTACGTGTGTCCAGGATAGAGCAGGGGATACAGCCCAGCACCATTAATCGAGAGATTGGGGCGTTAAGCGCGATGTTTACTGCGCTCATCTCATCCGGCCATTTTCTTAACGATAATCCCGTTCAAGGCCTGAAAGGAATGAAGGTTAACGAGCGCGAAATGGGATATCTGAGTAAGTCTGAGTGTATTCAGTTGCTGGATGCACTAGCTGAAAATCCCGATGAACGGCTGGCTGTCGAAATCCTTTTGTCGACCGGGGCGCGATGGGGCGAGGTAGTGGCGTTGGAGCAGCGTCGCGTTCTGCATTGTCGAATCACTTTTTCAAAAACAAAGAATAGTAAAAACCGTACTGTCCCAATCTCCGAAGGTTTGTTTGAAAAGATCAAAAAACGGGGCGGGAAACTGGTGTTTCCGACGCTGGATTATCCATTGGTTCGCGATGTCATCAAAACGGTCGCACCTGATGTTCCTGACGGCCAGGCTGTTCATGCGCTGCGCCACACCTTCGCCAGTCATTTCATGATGAACGGCGGCAATATTCTGACGCTCCAGAAAATTCTGGGGCACGCAAAGATTCAGACAACGATGATTTATGCCCATCTTGCGCCGGATTACTTGCAGGATGCGGTGAGGTTTAATCCCTTGGGAGGAATGTAACTATGGAAATAAAAAAACCTACAAAAAAAGAGTTATATGACTATTTACTATCAAAATATATAGAAGATAAATGCAAAGAAGAAGCTGATGAAATCAATAAGAAGTCGATGAGTCGTGTCAAAAAACATAAAGAGCGGCTGATGGAGATTACGCCAGAAATCTTCTTCCGTTTCTTGTCTGAGAAGGGGGTCTCCAGTGTCTGCCCTTCATGTGGATCGTCGCGATTATCTGTTCCTGAAAGTATGGATCTTTGTTGGGATAAAAATAAGAAACCAGAAAATTTTAACAATCTACCCTTGGAGGAGCAGAGTGAGTTAATTAAAGAGAACATAAAGCATTATGTATCTTATACTTTTTTTGGTGATGTTAAGAGCATACCTGATATGCGCAAAACTTATTACACGCTGCATTGCCTGAATTGTGGTTACCTGAGCCTTTACCGTACGTCTGCGGTGCTGAAGTGGTTGGAGAAAGACAAAGCGCAGGATGGTGAAAATGGGTAATGCAGCAAGAAACCTTTTCGGTAATTCAGCAGGTAGTATGTCGCATTCTGAGCGTGATGTGCTTTATCATGGCGGCGATGGCGGCAGTAGTGGAGGCGGAATGTCAGATAAACTTGAAAGGCGAATTGAGCGACTCGAAGGTGATTTATCGCTAACAAGAAACGACCTTGCGACGCTTACTGAACGCACTACAAACCTCTCAACCAAAGCTGATGTTGGTGAGGTGAAAGGTGAGCTCAAAGCAGACATTGCTCATCTGAAAGGTGATCTTAAATGCGATATTGCGAATCTGAAAGGTGAGCTTAAATCTGATACAGCTCACCTGAAAGAGCAGCTCAAATCAGACATTAACAGCCTGAAGGGTGAGCTTACCGAAGCGATGGATAAACGCTTTGACAAGATTATGGATGAGATGAATCGGCGGTTTGACAAGGTTGATGATAATACGAAGTGGCGTTGGAGTGGCATTATTGTGCCAGTATGCACAACCATTTTCACGGCGGCGGTTGCTGTATTTGTTGCTAAATTTGTTGGCTGATGATCCACAAATTGACCACATCTCTGTTGTTTGTTGTGGTTGGCTGTGTTTTTGTGTGTCTGTAAGTCTTTGATAATTATCTAACTTATTGATTTTTGTTTGTGTTTATGGCCGCTTCGCGGCCTTTTTTCTTTTCACTCCTGGATAGTCACCGTAAAATCAACATAATGACTTTGCAGCTGAACGGATACT